GGTTATGGTAAACTGTGAGTTTTGATACGTGTAGCACCATTCACACAGGCAATGCAGAACTGAATAAGTCTTGCCACTTCTTGAACCACCTTGTAAGCAAACGATACGCGCTTGGCTTCCCTTTACATCGTAGTACGCTTTAGGCTGTTTCACGTAGTCAGGTTCTCTTCTTCTTGGTCTGTCCTACCCAATACCTCATCGAACCACGAAGGAGGCTTAGAAGCCTCTAAAATGGTTACGTCAGTTTCTACTTGCTTAGGCATGAAGTATGGCATCAAGCCGCTTAAAGCCTTGAGGTATTTCTCATCGCTGTTCTCACGCAAGATACCTAGTGAGTTTTTAATGTTATCCATCTCACCTTCCATTACCTGCACAAACAATTCTCGTGCCTCACTAGAAATTTTACCCTTAGCACCTTTTGGTCTTCCATTAGGGTTTCCCGATTGTCCTTTATCGTACTTAGCCATGTCTGTTTTTTTCTGTTGTTTACAGCAGTTCGTACTCTTTGATTGATTCAAATATACGGTGTGCTACTTGTGGCACTATGGCATTTCCGTATCCTTTAATGCTTTCGCTTCTCCACTTTGGAAAGGTAATGCCGTCCAATTCTTTGGGAAGCCCATCATCTCCTCCACAAATAGGGGTGACAGTTGGGAAGTTTTCCCACCTATTTCGTACTTCGTCGCTACCCTGTCTGATAGGTTGTTTCTCCCTCGGTCTATTGATGCATTGGCTTTTGCTTGTTGCGCTGTTGGTGTGGGTAGCAACTGATGTATTTGGGTTGCTAGGTTTGGCATCGTTGTTCCGTTCGGGTATTTCTCCATCCTTGCTTTGAACTTCTCCAAGTCGTGAACTGGTTCCGATGTTGTTGGAGTCAGAAGCAAACCTATTTTTTCCATAGTCGGTTTGTATTCGCTCATTACCTCCTGTGCTAACGTTCCCGAATCCCCACTCTTTGGATTCTTCTTGCCGCTGACTACTAGCCCGTCCATTGCTGTTGGTGTTTTTAGCAACAACCCAAACTCTGTCTCGTCTGTGGGGAGCGTTGACGGCACAAGCAGGAATAATAAACGATTGGACGGAGTACCCGATATTTTCCAAGTCAGCGCACACTTCCTCGAATACCAATCCGTCCGACCAATTAACAATCCCGCGAACGTTCTCGCCCAAGACCCAACGGGGATTACACTCTCTGATAACTCTAAGCATCTCTTTCCACAGATAGCGTTCATCATCTGATCCCTTTCGTTGCCCTGCAAGGCTGAAGGGTTGGCAGGGGAATCCACCGCTAAGGATGTCAACTCGTCCATTATACTTAGTTGCGTCGAACTCCTTGATGTCTCCATATTGTTCTGCATTCGGAAAGTGATACTTTAAAATCTTACGTGGAAATTCTTCCCACTCGCAATTGAATATGTTTTCAAAGCCTGACCATTCCGCTGCCAGGTCAAAACCTCCAATGCCACTGAACAAACTTGCGTGTGTCATCCGTTGTTAAAAATCATACGCACTTCTGTCTGTCCTCCCCCTTCAGGAACTTGTACATAGACTTGTTCAATCCACTCATTCTTGTATCCCTGCGCCATCCATTTAGTTCGTTTTTCAAACTGACGCGCTTTAATTACTTCTTGCTGTTCCTGCTCATTTTCGGTCAGCTCATAATCACCGTCAGCATCAAAGCGCACAATGCCTTTGTCGTGCATCTCGCTTAACCTCGCTGATGCTGTCTGCATCTTTAGTTCTAGTTCCCTTGCTATTGAATGCAAATTCAAAGCCCCTTCTCTGTGTAGGTATATTTGAATCCGCTGTTCAATAGATAGTTTCTTTGGCTTAATTTCTTCGTGCGCCTGGTCGCTTGCTTTACTCATCTTCTAGTCTGCTTTTAAAATGTTCAATTATTAGTTCTGTCTTAACCTTGTAGTAGTCTTTAAATTCTGCGTCCCCTCCCTCCTGCTTGTACAGCTTGTACAGTACAGCACGTAGCCTTTGGCTTTGTGTCTTTTTCTTGTCGTACAGGTCTAACTCTATCTTGTCTAACTCTTCAAACTCTGTGCTGTCTTCAGGTTCACCTTCTGCCCTAAAATACAATATGCCAAATGTGTCTAACAAACTGTCAATTTTCATTAGGTCTTCGCTCGTCTGCTCTTGAGTCAGTAAACGTAAACTTACACTCCTATCCTTTCTGCGTTGGTAGCCATCAAGAATGGCAGGGCATAAGATTTTCATTTGTCACAGCTTATAGCGTATGCCTTTTCGAGTTGCTCCAACTTACCGAGCATACATGACCCACACCTAGTTTTCTTTAGTCGAATTCCAAAGGTGCGTTGGTACACATCAACCAATGTATCTTGGTAGCTAAGTGTAATCTGTGCGCCTTGTTTAAACTTAGGCTTTAAAACACTTTCCCATAGCTTTTGATCGGCTTTGCTCATGCCATCATAACGCGGAAAACGATTGTTTAAATACTCCTTACGTTTTTTACACCCACAATCCTTACCCGTTATCTGCGATACTTTATCGACCACCTTTTTAATTCCCGTGGCTTCAGTAAGTTTTTCAATATCATCCCCTAACCCTTTTGATTTCTTCGCTCTTGGCTTGTAAGTGCGCTTGGGCTTTCCTAATGCTTCTGTAGATTGTTTGTCTGTTGATTCCTGTGGCATCGCTTAAAGTGTTTAATGTGTGACTATGTAAATAATAGGCTTTGAATAATTCTCTATCAAACCATTTCAATTCTTCTAGCATTTTATATGCTGTACCTAGTTGTTTTTTTTCAAGGTATATAATTTCATGGTCATCAAGCATCAATTGCTCTATGTTGTGATTCGTTTTTCTGCTGTCGTATTCTAAATACTTCTTGTAAAATTTACCGTCTTTATGATAGCTTGCAATTCGCATTGCCCGTTTCATGTATGGCAGCATTTCGTTTCGTTGGCACAGACTATCTAATCGTTCCCCTTTTTTCATAAGGGTCATAGCCATGTCATGCACTAAGTCGTTTGACCAGTACTCACCAACTAAGAGTACAGAGTACCTTATCAATGTGTCATATTCTTTATTAAGGAAGTTTTCGAAACAGTTCATTGTAATGCGCAGTCATTTCTTGCAGGTCTGCAATGCTGTATTTAGTCATTTGATTGCTCATAAACAGAATTTTATCTGCTGTTCCTTCACCGTAAATTGTGTCTAGCCTTTTTGCAAAGACAAACTGTTGCCCACCTAAAAACCCATTGCAACGTTTACATTGTGGCATCATATTAACTAACCCTTCTTCGGGCTTATACAACCACCTTGTACTCATTTTACCTCGCGTTATAAAGTGTCCGCAATCCATAAGTTTCCAACTTTTGCGATCAAGGCAGGTAAAGCAATTTGCTATACCAAATTCATCTGCGTTAGACTTACGGACATAATAGCTTAACGCCTTGTCTAATTTGGCTTTCGCTTTAGTCTTCGTCACCATAACTGAAATCTGCGTGTTCTAAACATTCCGAACAAGTTTCCCAATCAGGATATTTTGGTGCGCCACAGCAAGTGCTTAATAGTTCTTTACTCATTTGTCCCATCCATTTTTCTTTTTTAGTCTAGTACCGATACCTTCCTTCTTTGGCACATGGTCTTTAGTTTGCATCTTGTCGTACAGTTCAACTAAACCCAAAGGCTGTAATGCCTGGTCAGTTCTTTCTGTGGCTTCATGCTTTTCAACCTTTGCTCGTTTTTCCAAAATCTCAGCACGAGTTTCTCCTTGGTACGTTTCAAGACAAACGAGTATCTCAGGAGTTTTAAAGCGTTCGAACATCTTTCCGTATTTGCCTTTACGTATCATGTCAAAGCACACACGGATTTCTTCTAGCTTTAAAGTAGGGTGTTCTTCAATTATTGAACGGCAGCAAAACATAAGTTCTTCATCGCTTTGTATCGTGACCTTGTAGTTCAACTCCTTAATCATTCGCCCTACTTCTGAGACAATCCACCCACGCACCATTTCAGGCGCAACCTTGAGTGCCTCTTGAATGTTAGTACCTTCTTCCCATGCCTGACCAGGCGAAAGTTGAATGCTCTTATCCTTCAGTAACGAATGACTTAATGTTTTCAGCGTTGAAGTTTGACTCTTTAAACCCTTTTGTAGCTGTGGCATCTTTATATTTTTTTTGTCTGCGTACCCAATTTCGCGCTGTTGCTTTCCAATCTTTTATTTTGTTACCGCCTTTTAACGTCCAACCCGTTTGATCGTACCAATCTTTAAATGCATCTGCTTCGTCGTAATGATTCTCAACTCCTAATTCTGCAAAGTACAAATAACATTCTTGAGCATTAGGCATCCTCGTAGGCTTCCCTTCATTCATTGAATTGTTACTTGTATTAGTACTTGTATTAGTATGTCGTACTTTTCTACGGGTATCAACCGTAGTTTTCGATGGTTCAGAACGTACTTTTTTACGGGTACGAGCCGTAGTTTTTGATGGGCTAGACTCGTAGTTAAGTACGGTAGTCATCCGTAAAATTCTACGGCTATGCCCATCGATTGTTTCGTGACTTCTGAGAATGTAACCTAGTTCTTGAACCTTCTTTAATGACTTTTCAATCGTGCTTGCAGAACATCGAATGTGATTGCATAAATGCTCATTGCTTATAAAACACGGTAAGCCATTTCTACTGAATGAATCAATTTCTAGAATGACCAGTTTATCTGTCCAACTCAACTCATCGTTCAAATACAAATCGCTTGGTATCCAAACGCCTTTAAATTCTCTGTTGCTCATAGGTATCGATATTGGTTTTTACCTGTTAATTCCTTCAGGTGCTTATTTATTTTGTGTAACTCTTCTACAAGTATACTCTTCTTATACCCTTGTACCTCATTGTGCAAGTAGTACAACTGAATACGCAGTAGGCGCAACTCATTTACGGACAGCCTGTAAATGTCGAACATCTGTACAACGCTGCTCTATCATTTCAATGACTTCTTCAACAGGAACATCTCCCCATTTAGCAAGCTGCTGTACGTGTGTAAAGAATCTCTTAGGGTCTTGATTATACCATCTATTGACAGTGTTTTGACCTAACTCTAGGGCTTCCCCTAGTCTGTTCTGAGTGCCAAATTTGATTTTAATGAAAGTGTCCAAAGTCATTTCGTAGTTCGTCTAAGGTTTGTAGTAATAACAAGGCATTCTGCTTTGTTTCTTCAGGGCTGTCTGAAAAGTTAGATGCATGACCAATCGCCCATTTCAAGTCTTCGGGCATTGGTTCATGTACGTATGCATACTCTAATGTCTGCCCGTCTTCAAGTGTTTGCTTTAGTTTTCCCATTAGAAAGGCAGGTCATCATTGGTTACCTGGTCGTACTTAAAGTCATCTAAACCGTCACGCATATCAATAAACATACGCGCTGCCCTAGCAATTTCATCGGGTGTTAATTGCCCTGATGATGTTGTGACCAGTTGCAAGTAATTAATTGAAGTGTTGATAGCCCACTGCCGACCAATGCGCAGTTGGTCTTCAGGAGACTTGCCTCCACCCCCTTTGCTTTGCCACTCTGATTTAGGCTTGCTTAATGACATCCTGCCATTGCCCCCTTTATCTTCCCATTCCTTTGTCACTTCGCATTCGTCTCCTACGTTCCAACGCTTTTCGGATTTTGCGCTAACGATACCTGATCGCTCATCATCCAATAGCACTTCAAAATTGTAAATCGTTTCGTTTTGGTCGTTTGTCCAAGGCTTACCGTGCGACTGTATTTGAATTATTTTGCTCATATTAATTATGTTGGTTAGAAATTTCTTCGTTGATTTTATCCCATTGCAATACACCTAACAAATCTTCTGTTACATTAGTTATATCCATGCGAACGCCTGACTCACTGACTAGTTCAATTTTTACTATCTCAAACTCTTCAGGGTCAGGCGGTACGTCATAATCATTTGACGCTGTTTGTGGGTAGTATTTATAAGCTACCTCTAAGTGATGCGTTTCGCTCACTTCTATATACTTTGATTCCATTATTTAAAACTTTGTACAATCCTATCTAATCCGAGCATAAAATTGTCTGCTACTGTCTTTGCGTGTGCTTTACGCAACCTGCTAAAGTCTCCTAATTTATCCTCGCACTTTATAAGCAATGCCTTTGCCATCATTTCCATTTCAGGGTCATCACCTGATTCAATTAAATCCTGATGCAAAGCCCAAGCATCTATCGCTCGCTTTTCCCAACGCCTTTCTGCCCAAATATCTATTTTGTTTTTCATGCTGTTACTTGTCAAATCTATATCGTGGCTTCTTCATGCTGCTTGTAAACATTCCCACCTCATCCCATCCAAGCAATACATAACCTTCGCACTTAGAATTCGCAGCATCAAATACTACCAGGTCAGCTTGACCTAAATGCTGTACTTCTGTTTGACTGTACAGTTCTTTCTCTGTGTATATTTTTTGTTTCTCCATAACGCTAAGGTAGTGGAAAGTAATCAATAATGCAACATTTCAATTACATAAGCACAAAAAAAACCCCCACCTCGTTAGGCAGGGGCTTTACTCGAATGCCATGTTGCAGGAGAAAAAGCAACAAGGAATGTAAAATGCGTCTACAAGTTACTTCTTCGCTCGGTTCTTTCCAAGCACAACTGCCTGTAAAATCCTAGACAGCACGTTCACTATCCGATCGTCTTTCTTCGTTTCCGTTAAAGCCGTTAGTGTTCCTAGTGCAACAAGAACAACATTTAAAATCTCACTCCAATACATCATTAAAAATTCCATGTTTATTTATTTAAAAATTTATACTTCTCCTGCACCTCAAAACTAGGGCAGGCTTTATTCGAATACTCATTGTGTCCATGAACTGACAAGTCACCAAACACAACACGTAGTGAATTAACCAAATGCAGAAAAGCTAATTCTTGCTGCATGGTCATTGTGTCTTGCGGTACTAAGTTATTATCGAGTCCTCCTACATACGCGACACCAACGCTATCATGATTATGCCCCTTAACGTGTGCGCCTTTCTTTCTTATGTCCCTACCAGTTGCTATCGTTCCATTTGCGTAAATCACATAGTGGTAACCGATTTCTGAAAACCCTCTATCCTTATGCCACTTGTCAATTTGGGATACATCAAGCTCTTCACCTACCCGTGTTGCAGTGCAATGCAAAATGATTCGGTTCAATAACCTCATTCGATTCCTTTTTTAGCTAATAGGATTTTAATTTCATTAACTCCATCAAGCAAGGTTTCTAATGTTTTCTGCACTTGGGTTTCCTGCTTCTCTAAAGAGTAAAGCCGCGCCTTAATCTTCGTTACATCGTTGGTCATCTTAACCCACGTTGTAAGAATTCCTGCTATCGCGCCTATTGCAACGCTTACTAATTCGTAGTTCATGTTATGCTCTTTGTAGCATTAAATGCATTCCTGCTTTTCCGTCACTTTTTTGGAATGTAACATCAGTTGATCCCGTAGATGTGCTTGCGGGAATCGTGGCAAACTTCCATTCGGATGTTACGTGTGAACTTCCACCACCAACGGGAACATCGCCAGAACCGCCAAGTGTAAAAGTAAAGCCTCCATTATTTGACATAGTTATAGGGTCACCGTCTGCACCATCAAAACCAACGTAACAAATGAACGTGCCTGCGCTTGCACTTGTTGCAGCAGGGACGGTCATGCTTGTACCACTGCTACTTATAACAGTTGTGTTTGTACCAACGGGGTTTGTTGTGTCTATGTTCTCACAAACCATTGCCCAAGCCATACCGCCTCGACCATTAAGGGTAAATGCTGCAAAGATTGGCAAAGTTGAACCTTCTGTACCGTCAAGAATTCTAGTAAATACGAGAAGGTGATTGTCACTCTGATTACTTCCAACAAACTGCTGCAAAGTCCATCCGCTAGGAGTGGGAGTAAAGTTACCACTAATGGGAAAATCATTCGTATATAGCACCATTGCAAAATCGCCTGAAGTTGCAGTACCTGGTAAGGTTACGTTAAAAGGAATGGTTTGGCTTATAGTCCCATCGAAAGAACTGTACGTCACATCTGAAAACACAATGTCAGACCCACCACTTGAAGGCACATTAACGCCTGCTACATTGGCTATGTTTGCTTTTAACGTGTCGTTTGCTTCGGCAATCGCGCTAAAGGAAGTGTCATTTATTTTATCAATTGCCATATCAAGTTCTTTCTATCCAATCGTTACTTGGGTTGAAATACACTAACGAACGTCCTCCTGCGGTAGTCGCTAAAAAATGTCCTACTACTCGAACGTAAACACCTGAAGGTGTTGTCGGTGCAGTAGGCGTAAATGCTCCTGACGTTCCTAGGTATAAAGGTCTACCTGCCGTTGCGCCCGTAATTGCAGCAACTTCAACTGTACCACTAATGACTGCCTGATCCGAGGTAGTTGTCATTACACCTAAAAAATCTTTGCTATTAGCGTCTGTGTTGGTTGCAACCGTGTCTTGTAATATGCTTACAATTTCCCCCGCATTTGCGCTTAAACCGCCGTTTGCTTCAAAGATTGTATTCTTTGAGTCATTAACCCCCGTATCATCAAAGGGAGCAATAATGTTATTCAAATATAGTTTATCGCTTGAACTTAAACTTCCTGCGGCAGTTGGTGATGCTGCTGTTATACTTACAGTTTTTGCCGTTCCGCCCGATACTACGATTGGTGCAGTTCCCGTAACGCCCGTTACTGTTGCTTGTGGAAAAGTTTGAAGTGCGCCCGTACCATCAATATATTCTCCTAATGCACCTGATGCTGTAAGCGCAAGTGTTCCTGCCGTTGTAATTGGTGAACCAGTTACCGTAAATGCGCTTGGTACAGTCATGGCTACGGATGTAACTGTACCTGTTCCTCCTACTCCGTCCTGCGCGTTTGTGATTCTGCCTTGAGCGTCAACCGTTATATCAGCATTTGTGTAAACACCTGCAGTTACTGCTGTACTATCTAAATTAATAACTACGTTCCCTGTTGAAGAGCTTGCGGTTAATCCTGTTCCACCATTTACATCATCGACTGCGTTAACCTCAGCACCTGCTGCAATCCCGTCTAACTTGGTTTTATCTGCTGCGCTCATTGAGCCTGCCGCAGTTGTCGTAGATGCCGTAATACTAATAGCAGGAGTTGTACCACCACTAGAAACAATTGGGGCTGTTGCTGTTACCGCTGTTACAACACCCGATGGAATGTCAGTAGTTAAGGCAAGTGTTCCTGCCGTAGATGGAAGCCCAACTGAAATATCTGCGATTGCTGAAGGATTCTGTCTTAGCCATGTTTCATGCCCTCCTGCATTTTCTAACCGAAATTCTGTTCCGCTTTTAAGTAAAAGGTGTGCGCTTCCTACTGTAGTCTGACCATTTAAAAACGCGGCATTGTATTGTGTTTCAACTCCTGCGCCACCTGCTGCAACCCCAAAAGTCATGGTGCCAGGACTTGTTTGTGAAATATCAATAGTTGTTTCAGCAAGCCCAATCTTTGCGCTTGTAGCCTGTACATCTACAAAGCCCTTTGAAGTATCGTTTAGTGAGTCAAAAACCTGTGCGCCTGTACCCGATGCCTTAAATCTAGCAAGCAAGGAGTGAAGCCCACTATTTAAAACCCATGTCCCTGCCGTATAGCTTATGACATCTCCTGTGCTTGGCGTTCCTCCTGCTACGTCATCAAGGTCTTGAACACCTAAAGACACTACCCCTGTTGCCCCATTGACAGAATCAACCGCACCTGCACTAGCTAACAAGTTGCTTACTGTAATCTTTTTACTTGTCCCTGCTGCACCTCCTGTATCGTCACCTACATCTACAATGTGCAGTACGTCTGCATCAGCAGTCGTTGTTAAAGGCGTTAAATCTGTTACTTTCGTTGACATTATCTAAGTATTTCTGTAGTTTCCAATGGTTACGAGTTGTAATATCTAATGCCCAAAGCTGTTGCAATTGACTTGATTTGATTGTCAGTGGGAATTCGTGGGTAAACATTAAGTCCTCCAAAGTAATTACGTTGAGAAGGTGAAAGGTCAGCACCTGTATTTGAAGTGTATTCAGGAAACGAACCGCTGTTAAACTGAAGGTACGTAATCATACGCTGACGGTAAAACATTCCAATTTCATTTGACTGCTCTACTACAACTTTTATATCTGTTAGGCTTGCAGGAGAACCTTGTTCTGATCCGTTTACTATTACGCTGTTGTTTGCAAACTTCATACGCACTACATACGCAACTTCTGTAAATGCAAGCTGCACTAAACAAGGCTGAATGTAATCGTTTAAAAGAGTTGCGTAGGCTTCGTTGCCCACGTTTCCAACCGCGTCCGTATCAATCAATGCGCTAATTTTGTTTTCTAGTTCCGTACCCAAAGCAGGAAGAATCCACCTGTCTTGTGCAATCTTAATGTAAGGTTGCAAAAGGTTGTCATCAACCGTACTTCCGAGTGCTGTATCTCGCTTTAGCTTGCTTGAACTAATGAATAGTGTAGTTGCCATGTTGTTTAGTTATATGCGCCCCTATTAGGCATATCAATTGGTGCAATGTATTCTTCTCCCTTCTGTACTACGTCAGGGTTATTGCCAACCCTACGCATTACATCATCCCAATTTCCTTCAATTTCTATCATCTCCATTTCCTTTGGTTCACCGTCAGGAGCGTAAATAAAGATTTCCCTTTGCCAACCATGCCTACAGTAAATACCGCCTTTTAGGGTGAACTTATCGAATCCTTGTGTACCAGGATGGTTGAATTCAGGATTTTCATAATACATATCTTCTATGTCTTCGTAACGATAGATAACACCATCGTCTGAAAGTTCCATCATATCCACGCAGTAGTCCCTGCTTTCGTTACTCTGTGCAGGCGTGGTAGCCGTTTCTGCGTATCGATACCTAACCGCAAACAAGTAGTCATCTTTTCCAATTACATCGTACTCGGAAACATCTTCTACGTTTGAGTATTCAGCATAAAACAAATGCTTCTTAGCGTGTAGCATTTCATCAAGTCCATCATCATCTACCAACTCAGATTTTACGTGGTAGTAATGCTCTCCAAGCCTTGCGTCTAACGCTCGCATTCGGTCTTTTAGTTCAGAGTCTTTTTTTTTTAACTGCGTTTCTGCAATTGCTTCTTCCTGAACCTCTTCCTTTTGAACTTCTTTGATTGCGTCTACGCCTTCCAAGAACAAAGCATCTGCTACTTCAGGTGTAAATTGAAGCATCTGCACTAAGAATACTTTAGCTTGATCCGTGGTAATCAAACCTTCTTGCACCTTTACAAGTACATCAACAGCACTTGAAATCTGCGCTCCATTGTAACTAGCATCTTTGTCTGAAGTATCCCCTGCTCGTACAGGGTCAAACAAATTGTCTACCTCGACAAAGGACGCAGGTTTCATAGGAGTAAAGTACAGCTCAAGGGTGATGTTGCTTGCCGCAAAGACAGGTCTTAAACCATCAAGTAGTAGACGTTGGAAGGGAAGCACAACTGTATTGTAAAACAAGTCATACGATTCTTTCATCTCGTCGGCATTGTTTCCAAATCCTCCTCCTGAGTCACGCAAGCCAAATAGCAAGGGACTTGTAACCCTATGCGCTGACAATACTTTTTTACTGCACTCTGTGCTTAGGTAGTCAAATACCTGGTGCGCGTCTGCTAAATTGAAACTTTCAATTGTAGGTGCTGTGTCTTGTGAGTCATTAAACGTCATCAAGATTTTACCTGCGTTGGTTGCTCCTCCAAACTTATTGTAAACCAATCGCTCAAGTTCAGCACGTTCTTCTTCTGTCGGTACGCCCGAATTGAAGTTCATGATAGTCGAGGGAAAGAAGCCTTGGTTTATCGAAGAAAGATGGTAAGCGGCTAGGTCTGCTTCTATCTGTGCGTATGCCGTTCCTGACTCGTAATCAGCAGAACCATAGTAAAATGACAAAGGAGAATACATTTTAATATGCAGGCATTGCGATGCCGCTGACCTGTCTTTTGTATTATACGCAGGAATTACTAAAGGCTCTTCTTGTTGCTCCGACCAATTTTTCTTATGGTAAAATAGTGGTACTTGGTCTTCATCATCTGCTATACCACATCGCATAGTTGCGGCAGGTAAGTGATACACTCGACTTACTGTTGTCCTGTCTTGACTCCAAATGATGTTCAAGTAGCATTGACCGTACAGCTTAAGGTCAAAGGCTGCTTTTTTTAAGCACGTACCATCACCAAAAATAGAGTTTACTTTTAGCCACTGTTCAACGTGCTTGTCTTTGGCAATGGCATTTAAACCTTCACCATAAATCATTTCGCTTACGCCCTTAATTATCGCACCATGCATACTCGAACTAGCATACAGTTCTTCTAAGTAGTGTGGGTACAGGTTGTTCGCACCCATATCAATCCACAGCTTGTTCTGGCTTTCCTTAAAAATAGGAAGTAAAGGTGACTGATAGTCTATAACTGAGAAGTTCTGCTTATTCATTGTACGTATACTTTGTAGGCATTGGTATCTGTTTCCTCATAAGGCGTGTATGTTGACTCTTCAAACGCAGGTGTGCTTGAAATAAATGCAAGCCTTGTAGCGTAAGTTACATTGTTTCCAACGTTTTTTACTGTCACCAAATACAAACCTTCGACGAGTTTAGGGGTAGACGGTATCTGTATTTGAATGGTTGTGTACCTACCGTTTGCTTCTATAGGTGTAACCGATCCAAAGCCTGTCACCTTACTCGTCAATTGGTTTACCATTGTAACTCTGACGTTTGCCAATGTCGTAGTGTCGTATCCATCTAATTTAAGATAGAAAGACTGGTAACCTGAATCGTTAGTAAGCTGAATCATAATGTTTTTTTCTAAGTAAAAAAAGGGGGAAGGCAAAGCAGAACCTCCCCCCCCTTTCATCTAACCCACAAACAAATTTATATGACTGTTACACCTGTTACCCCACTCAATGGAGTACCGACTGCACCTGGCGATGCAATCCAAACAGGATTAGATTCTCTCCCTGAGAAATCAATAGTGTAACCCGTCAAATCTGCAAAGGATGTTCCTGTAACAAGGTTACCCCCTGTTACATTACATCCAAATTCTGCGCCTAGCAACCACACGTTAGAGTTGTTGTCTTCAACCCAAATGTTTGGTCTTCCTTGGCACAGCGCACGTATATCAGCAATATCAGTAGCATCCAATCTTTGGAATGTTAAAGACAATGCTTGTTCGAAAAACGTAGTTCCTGCGGCAGCGTCACTTGCGTAAGTGACTGTCATAGAACTAGTTTCGGGGCGAACGTCGAATTGATAAAAATCTTGTGCGGCAATAGCAGTAACTGTATCGTTAGTTACTGCTGCCCACGTAGCGTTATTAATCATGTCCGCATAGTTGCCTATGAATACACGGCTAATTCCACCAATCTGATCTTTACAATCGACTACTCGTCCGCTTGAAATATCGCAAGCCATCTTATACTAATTAACCAATTACAGCCGTATAAGCACCAACCACAGCATCAGCAGGAATACCTACTTGTACACCACATCCGAAGCGCATAGCAATCTTAATGTTGTCTGAACCGTCATACTGCCAAGCATCAATATACTGAGCAGTTGTGTAGTCTGTACTCAAGTTAGAACCAACCACCAAGTTTTCACGGTACGTCAAAATCAAAGCATCAGCAGGCATACCTTGGCAAACCTGAATTGGAATACCTAAGTATTGCAAAGAAGCGAAGGCTTGGTTAGTAACCAAAGAACCTGAACCTGCACCTACCGTCGAAACTGTAGTTGCCCCATCGTGAGAAATACCACCGCCTACTGTAGCCAACGCTTGCATATACTCCCCTGCAACTTTTGTTCCGCAATAGAATGCGATGTCAGGCTTGTTCAAAATAGCAGGCACTGTACTTACAGCTTTATTATACACTTCGTAAAATGCACCTGTAGTCTTCAAGATGTTTGCTGCTGAAAATCCACTTGCTGTTACAACCTGTTCAGTTACAGAAGCAGCACCTAAGATAGAAGCATTCCATCCTGCGGAATCAAATGCACCATCATTAGATAGGAATCCTTTCTGACCTGCTGCCATACCGCCTGTCCAAATTCCGTTCTCTACGCCTTGTGCTGCATAGCCTGCAACAGTTGCCATAGAGAAAGTAACAAACTCAGGGTTACCTGCTGTCATTGTTTCCCGTGCGCCAGTCATACCTGCCCACGTTGGGAGCAAAGTACCACGGCACAAAGCCTCCATTACTGCAAGATCGGTAAGTTCCAATACTCGCTCACCAAGCGTCATGTTATCACCACTGCTCCAATCACAATTTGCGGCTTGAATTACTCCTGTATCAGAAGAAAAGCTAGAAATTACAGCCTTGTTTTGGATGCCGTCAATTTGACGAACAAAGTTATTGGTTAAGGTGTTTGCCAATTTCAAGGCAGGTGCAACATAAGGTGCTGCTCGTTCGCCTGCATACGTAGTATCAGGGCTAACTTCAGGGGCAGCAAACTTTCGTCTTCGTGTTAAATAGTTACTCATCACTTAAAATTATTAATCATGTCCAATGCTGCCTGTGTGCTGTCGCTCACATTTCGCTTTGGTGTAGAATTAGAATCTACATTAGGTGCAGTACGCACACCACGTGCAGCAGGTGCTGCTCCAAATTCGCGTAGCTGACTACGCAAAGCACGGTTCGAACGCTCTAAACGATTTAATCGTTGTTCCATTTTATCCTCAGCGGATAGTTCGCGTCGCATAGGACGCTCTGAACGTCGCTCACGAGCAAATTCTGCTCGTCGGTTTCGTCGGTTTCGTCGTTGGCTCGAAGCCTCGACTTTTACTTCTTCTTTCACTTCTTCAGTGGTTTCTTCGCCTTCACCTGCATCGATTAAATCCATAGCCATCGTATGCACGGCTTCAGCCTGTTCTGCTGACAGCCCCATGTCAACTAAAATTGATACAAATTGATCGTGGGAGTCGGGGCTTTCTTCCACGGTTTCTTCAGTCACGGTAGTTTCTTCTTCGACAACTACCTCGTCTTCTGCGAATTTTTTCTTACGCATTGTTTTAAATATATGTTGGTTCTTAATACCCATAGTTGGCTTCGTCTAAAAGCTCTACAAACAAATCAAAGTCTCTTGGTAGAAAAACACCTGATGGTTTCATCTCCTCAAATATGAGATACGCGCGTTCATAGTTTTCCTCAAGAATCGCTTCTTCTATAATGTCTAACCCATGCAAAAAGCTGTCATCAAACATATAGTCTAATCGAAATTCACCGAGCATTTCAAGCAACTCCTGCTGACTCGTGTTTGTCCATGAAGACCAAATCCTGTTTACTAATGGATTCATCCGTATGTGTTGTAGTATTTACGCTTTAAATACGCTGTATAGAACTTTACCTTTCTTTGGTTTAGTTCTACTTTATCCATCTCTACGTTCTCTTCTTCTACTCGGTCTTCAACAGCCTTGACTTCACCATCGTATTCTGTAAGAACACCTTCGTACACTTCTAATTCGATACCTGCTTCCGTAGTGTAGCTGCCGTTATCCATTTCAGCAGGCAGTCCTTCTTCGTCAATCTTAAACACTACGCTTCCTGCTGCCAGGCTTTCACCTTCTGTAGCAATGGTAAATCCCTGTGTCAGCGTTACCTCTTGGTAGAACTTTCGCTTAACAGCAAACCACAATTTCTTAAATATTTTTTTCATGGATAGTGACTGACTCATTTCTTCTACCTTATCTGAAAAGTAACCTTCAATACTTAGCCCACGTAGTTTGCCGTTCTTTATCTCGCTCCACACCTCATCGTTAGCTACCTGTAATTTTACCATCCAAGTACCCGATGGTACAGCAAAACCATAAACCTTGCTTTTATCTAGCTCAGGGTCTTCTACTATCCAACTCTCAACCACGCTTACATCATCTACTTTTTCTAGATGCTCCTTTGTGTGATCGTTTGTGCGATTCTGTTTTAGAAATAACTCACTAGCTAATTTGACTGTTTCCTTACTGAAGTACACATCGTATTCTTCATCGGTGTTTTCGTCAATCCTTGGAATGTGTTTGTCAGGAATTAGGGCTGCACCCACCACTGTACGTTGGTCTTCGTCTACAGCCGCTAAGCTCATAGCGCGTGTGTTGCCGTCCTTGCTAAAGAAAACAAAGTTCTCTTCGATTGCAGGAAACTTTACAAGACTAATTGCCTCTACTCCCCATGCAGTAGAACCTTCTTCAATAAGCAGTTCAACAAGTTTGCGCTCCATATCTCTGTTATTTAGTAATCGCCAATGCCTACAAGCGCATAATTAGAATCTCTTGGGTCACGCTCAACATACAGGACTTCCGCAAACGCTGAAGCAATGTCGTAAAGTTCATCCAAATCATCACGGCTCATGCCGTTTCCTGTCATATTGTAAACAAGTAACTCCTGATTGTTGCCTTCTCTGTAGTCATCGTGAACTGCTAAACCAGGAACACGGTTAATTTCGTTAATAATAATCTGTGACATATCTCTTTTGTTTATGCTCTTCTTATGTAATCTAAATCATCAAGAAAGTCATCAATGTAATCTTCTCTTCCAAATCCTATGCCCATATAGCTAACGCTGTCTTCCACGTAGTCGATGGCTTCTTGTGCTGACATACCCTCAACATTAAAAAACGATGCGGTAATCTCAGCAAGTAGTTCAATAAACTCAAAACGATCTTGACCAATAGCAGGGTTTTTGCCATATTCCAATAGCAAAGCCGATAGCAAATCGTATCGTCTTTCCTTAGTGATATATAGGTCTGTCCTCATCTCTGTTGTTTACAATTCTGACACTGCCGACCATCCATACTCTTCAGCAAGAACTGCGTATAAGTCATCGCGATCGTAACGGTCTAAATCTCTAGTTCTTACAAGTACGCCATTGTCAAAACGCTCTACGCTCTCAACCATTTCCCAATACAAGCCATCGCTAGTCATGTCTAGCAAATCAGATACATCATCTACAGACGCTATACCAACAAACATATCTACTGAATACTTCATATCTCTTTTGTTTAGCCAATGTAACTACCCATGTAATCTAAAATCTGATTATGAGCGTCTTCTTCTTGTTGCCATGTAGGTTCTTCAACTCCATCATATTCATCAAGAATATACTGTGTTACCTCATTGACAATCTCCGCAAAGTCTCTGTCGGTCACCCAATCATATTGACCCATGTCATCAGGGTCTTGGTATATCTCATAGAAGACTGCCTCGTGTACAAAGTCATAAATCCATTCCATATCAATGCTGTTTAAATTGGTTCTGCCAGTAAAGCAAGAACCGATCGGTCTTCAGTTCCTTGTACTCTAAATTCTAGTGCAGGTACTACGCTCGTTTCACCAACGTTTAATTTTAAAGGCACTGCGCCTGCTGATTCTAGCATAGCGTTTGACACAGTAAACAATGCTGTATACGTATAGACAACAGTATCGACCGTTTCCGTAAGCGTAACTGAAAGAACATCGCCATTGGCATAGTCCTTACCAATTGTGCTTGATACAGCAGTAGTGATGAAAAAGCCTGTGTTAAAGTTATTTGTGACAAGCGTAACAACTGTTGTTAACCCACCAACTACAAAGGTTAGTTCATCCCCGACTACGTAGCCTGAGCCTGCGTTAACGATAGTAACCGATGTAGGATTAAAAGCACCTACTGCTGTCTGCGTAAACGTAACTTCAAAACCCGTACCTATTCCATCCGTAGTTGGTTTATACGTTGTACTTGGTGCTGCTGTTACTGCCCCTGCGCTTGACGCTGAACCAGGAAATACCCCTATTGTACCATCGGGAGAGTCAGTTACAGTCGTGGTAATCTTTGCGCCTGTACCATTACCAGTTAAAGCTGTTGCATCATATTCTGTCGCACTTTGCGCTGCTTTTAACTCAGGGCTATAAGGCGTAAGACCTGGCAATACACTTGTGTTAGTGGCTGCAAATGGTGCGATAACGCTGTTAGCAGGAAAAGGCTTAATGTCTAAAGTAATTACCGCTGCATTGTCATTGTGCAAATACAAAGGACGTGGTAACACTTGGTAATCATCAGTTGCTTTTAGTGCTGAATAGTATCTATACATATCTCTGTTGTTTAGAATCTTAAGTTATCATACACACTATATAAAAGCCTAATTGCTTCGTCTACTTCATCTTGCACTTCCGCCCATTGTATCTCCATTGCGTAGCCTTCTCTTAAGTCCTCAAGGTCGGCAGCAATAATTGCCACCTCTCGCGTTACTTTTTTTAAATTCATATCTCTGTTGTTTAGTATTCAATTAGTCTTTCATCGCCACCGTGCCGCAAAAACCAATCTTCCCATTCTATATCAAAAAGCAATTCTCTTTGATTTAAGAGATAAACGAATTCAGGTTCGTTCACATTAAAGTTATACTCAAAAAATGTTTCTAGAATTGAGTCCGCTTCATAGCTATTCAAACCAAAATAATCATTGGCTAAATCATATAACTCTTTCCAACTTCTCGGTGTACTGCTCATATCTCTGTTGTTTAAACCCCAACTTCTACTTGAGCAACACTAGGGTCATTATAAATCTGACTGATTCGAACGCTATCGTATCGGCTCGCCTCATCATATAACATATCCAATTCTCGGTCTGTCCAATCGCTGCCGTCAGGCTTTTCTATTTCAATTGTGCGACCAATAACCGCATCAACGAAGTAGCCCATACGTTCAAATAATTGTGCAATTTGTTCTGTAGTTTCCATATCAAGTTGTTTATAAAGACTCTGCTTTTCTTAAAGCGTCAGCTAGGTTGTCAAACTCCCACACACTCCCACCTCGTGTATCAGACATAAGCCAATAGTTTGTACCGTGCGGTTGGTATATCTCAATGTTATTCACTTCGATATACGTTGTGCCTCGGTCTTCGTATCCGTCAAAATTTACCATATTAATAGCTGCTCCAAATATAACCGCCTACCTCTCGATAGCCTTCGTATTCTAAGTCCCGTGCAAATTTCTTGTAATCGAAGAATTTTTTGATTGTTTCTATTCCTAATTCGGCAACATCTCCAATCATATCAATATACCATTCTGCGATGTCTTCGTTTCGCATACTGCTAATTTCTTCATACACCGCTTCTGCTTCTACAAGGCTGTCATATCGGTCTTCCCAATCATCAAGAATGAGCATATTTAAATCTCCGTTGACATCGAGCGCGTAACCGAATGCGTCATAATCAAAATAGGTTTCGTATTGGTCATCACTCAATTCGATTTCATCTAAGAGTTCGTAAGAGAAATCTAGAACGCTATCACCTTCTCCCCTATAGGCGTTTTCTACAAACTCCTTAAAGTCATCTTGGTAATCAGCCGCATCTACAATTACGTTCGCAGGGATGCCGTACTCTTTGGATACTTCAAATAGCTCATTCCATTTGTTCCATACGTTCTCATCTCGAAGGATAGAATTAGCATCCCCTGAACTTAGGTAATCCCAATCGACCACTTCATAGTCCACAAAATTTACTTCTTCTGCTTTCTCATTAAAGTCATCTTCAAAATCTCTATGACTTCTATACTCTAACGGATTGAAATTAACGTCAGTCCCCCCTCCTGTGGGTAGATAAATTCGATACCAAACGGTTATATCAGTTTTATTCATGACTTAGTTCTGTGTCTATAATATACATATAAAGAAGCGTAACACCAACCCGTAAAATTAAAGGGTAGTTTTGGAACTTAATTGCGCTGACTGCATTGCCTGTCCTTCAAGCTGACTCTGTACTACATAGGCTTGCATCCCTTCGGCTGATTGTAAACGTGAAGGCATCGGTGCTGTGCTTTGGGTATCAAAGCCTGATCGCGTTTGTCTTGATGAACCACCACCCACACTACCGCCTGATGTTCCTGCTTGGTCTAAGATTCCTTTAATACTTGCAAAGCTACTAAGCACACCACCTACCATAGTCGTAATAAGTACGGCTAAAGAGATAGGGTCTTTTGCATTTTCTGATGCTCCCCTTACTGCGTTTGCCATTGCAATAGCCTGGTTAAGTAAAACATCTGCCACAGCTAATGTTTTCTGCTCTTGGCTATTTTGTTCGGCTAACTTACCCATTTGCTTAAACACCCCACTCACCCCTTTTGCTAGTGCCTGCCTCCCTTGAATTTCTAGGTCAATTACTTCTTGGTTTTCGTCAATCTCTTTTTGCTTAAACTTCTCGTTTATAGCATCTTTCTGTTCCTGATAAGCTTGGAATGCTTCAAGTAGCAAAGCATCGTTTGTACCTGCTAACTCTTCTTGTCTTTCAAATTCAGCAAAGGCTGCTTCTTCTTCTAGCTGCTTGTCGGTCAAGTCCTTTTGTCGAAACTCTTCCGCTAGTTGCGCTTCCTTATCTAGTCGTTCTTTTTCTTTAGCGTTCTTTCTATCAAGTGCTTGTTGTTCTAAAGCCTCGACATCCATATCGTACTGTTGCTTTAAAACTAGCAACTGAGAAAATACTGCACCCCTAGCTTTTAGTTCTGCTTGGTCTGCTTCGTACTGCAACCTGCGCCTTTCCTTCTGCTGCGTGATGTCATCCTCAATCATAGCCAGATACATTTCTTCCTGTATCTTCAGTAAACGATTAGCTACAAATTCCGCATCTTGTTCTCTTTTCCTAGCCGCATCATCTCGTTTCTTTTGGGCTGCTTCTTCTGCTTGCTGCTCCTTTTTATTGGCTTGTAACTGATAGCCTGCCCGTGTGTTTTCTAACTGCTGAAGTTGCCTTTCTGCTTCATCGATTGCCTCTTGACCTTCTTCTTCTATACCTTCAGGGTCAAACAGCAGGTCACCAACACCTGTATAGAATCCTGCTGCTAAGTTTGTTTTTTCTGACAGCACGCCAATTCTTACTAGTCCTTCACTAATGCCATCGATGGCAACTAACGCTGCTGCGACAGGTGCGGTAATAAGCATTAAAAGACCTGCGACTACATCGCTTGCTGTTTGTGCTGCTTTAGCTTGCTCTTCTTTTTGAGTTTTCAAAGACTCAATCATAACTCTTTGCGCTGCGATTGCCTCATCAGTAGCTGCCATACGCAGTTCTAGGATGTCCTCCTCTGTTGCTCCTTGCAGTTTCAAGATGTTCTCAGTAGCACTAATTGCTTCTAGTTGGTCATTGGCTGCTTGAACTAACGCTTGGTTTTCTTCAACAAGTTTGTCTGTTTCATCTGACGCACCTGTTATTGCTCCCGATATTTCATCCCAATAACCTACAATTGTACCTAGAGCAACAACAAGTAAGCCTATCCCTGTTGCAGCAATAGCACTTTTCAATCCTTTAAAACCCTTGCTCAACCGCGCAACCGATCGCTGAGTTGATTTAAACTGTCTAACAGTGCGCGATAATTCCCTAGGCAGTATTCCTCCAAATAAATCCGCAACCCCTCCCCAATCTTTTGTTGCAGTTTTTCCTCCCTTTCCGATTCTCTTACCTGCATTATCTGCTTTCTCACTAAGTTTATCTAATGATTTTGTGGCTTTTTCAGCAGCAGGCGTAACCTTATCAACTCCGATGAGGTTAAAATTCATGTCATTACTCATCGGTTCTTCAGTATTAAGTTGATTTTCTTCAACGCGCTAACCCTTAAATCGTGCCTGCCGTACCAGTGCAACCACATTTTTTTCCCTTTTTGCTCTTTCTCTTGCGCTAAACGTACAGCTAAAGGAAGCCCGTAACCTATGGCGTTTATCCAATATTTCATTAGTTAAATTCTAAGGTTTGTGTAGGGCTTACGTTCAATGTAATCTGTGTGTCAGGAGTTTTATTAAAATAAGCATCCCCCCCAATGACTACAACAGCATCATTTATTTGAACTACCTGTACTGTTGCACGGATAAACCATTGCTCAATAACGTTTGCTTGCCCTGCACAGAGCAAGGAATATGTAGCTGTTGCTCCTGCGCTTCGCTGCAGTGCCTGAATGCTTATAGTTCCATGTGTACCTCCGTCGCTTTGATTGTTCAGGATTGTTGGGCTTCCAATATTGCGTAAGGTGCAAGCAGTTGTAGCAGATGTTCTCGTGTTTGCTATAGCTGTTCGCGCTGTAAAGTTGGCTGAATTCCCGTGCGTTCCATTACTACCGCCTACTTCAATTGTAGTTATGTCGTAAGTGATATATGTTATTGTGTCCTGCCCTGCGTTAAATACTGAAAGCCCTTCGTTATTAGTGGCTGATACGCTTGAAGCATTTGTAGTTTGTGCAAATAACTCTAAAGAGTATGTAGCCCCTGATACCTGCAATCCATTGAACGCATGGGTCACTACGTTTGTACCAATGCCTGCATCGTTTTGGGCGTTAGTAAATCCGCTAATAGGCTCAGGATAAGTTCCAATTGGATTTGTTCCGCCTCCTCCATTTTCGTTACCTGGTGAAATAAAACATTGTTGCGCTGACTCACTCCAAACGTAGCCATTTATTGTACAGCATTCAGCAGTTGCAGGTGTAGATACCCCTGTCTTAGCATCAACAAAATTTACTGTTCCGTCATCGTTGAACGAATCAACTTGCAAATTACAGCCTCCATCTATTCGTGAAGTAGGTGCATTAATTACTTTGATCAGTTCTGCATTGCACAATTTTTCACCGTCAAGCGTAAAGTTTTTTAAAGTGAGTAGTTTCCAATATGCGCCTTCGATGTACAGTAAGTCGTTAAACTTTAAGTCATATATATCAGTAGCGTTAAGAGAAAATTTAGCCGTCATCAATCGGCTTTCTTCGCTGTATATCTCATTCATCATACGTAGCCAGTACGTATTAAAAAGATATTTCTGAGTGTACCCACCAACGGCAGGTGAGTCAAAATTGCTTGGGTAGGAATAACCCCACTCTAAAGAATTAGTGCTAGTTGTTACTCCGAATGTATTGTACTCAGCAAAATAAGGGTAGGTTGTATACCCTGTTCCCCCATAATTAAATGTTGCGCCATTGCCTATGTTTTGTAATCCGTTGTAGTACGCTAATACAGGTTTACAAGCTACAGGTTCTTTAAGGTAAATACTTCCACTGCTTCCGTCAGACCAAACCCAAAACGCAGGACACAGCACATTAGGCACAAAGCTCGTCCCTGTATTTTGAATCCAACTGAAGATTTTCCTGTTGCGTAGTGGTTGGAATATATCACTCGTCTCCATCTCACCCGTTGCAAAATCGTTGTCTTCGTTCTCAAATATGTACGTTCCTTTTACTCGTTGGTTATGGTGCTGATACCATTGATTTAAAAAGTCCTCGCCTTCACCGTCTGAAAACGTAATTGACTTCTTTTGATACTTAGTCGTTGGTTCGATTGTTATGCTGTCTGCATCTACTTTGTTTGTCCAATCTTTATTTACCCCTGAGTCCCACCACGTTTCCCAAGGCTCGACATATATAGTGCCTACTGAATCGCGATCAGTAATCATGCGTAAGTTAAACTTTTCAAATATGGCTTTTAGCCATTTATCTACAGTTACATCATTTGGGAAATTAGCAGACACATCAACAAAACCAACTGACCCTGAGAAATTAATAAGGTTAAAAAAGGACTGACCATTGATTGCGTCTGAAGTAATCTGTACTGTATCAAATGAGTTATCCGAAAGCGCAGAAACAGAAACTACATCTCCTACGTTTAAGTCTAGCCAGTATTGATGGTCAACTGTGTTTACTACCGTTGGGTCACATGGTACGCTGTAGTATTGCGTTCCCGTATTGTTGACCTGCATACGAACGGTCATATTAAAATTAGTTTGGCTCGTTGTCGCAATGGTTCTAACAAATAGGCGTGTAGCTAAAAGGTAAGAACCGTCATAAGGTGCTGTAAATACTCCGTTAGTTACTAGTCCGTCAGGGTCATAGTATGGGCTGCCTGTTTCATAGTCAAACACAAGGTCTTGGTAAATGCCTGCTTGAGCAATAGGAATGTTTACTGCGCTACTTAGCCCTGTGCGAAATCCGTATGTAGCCCTTGATTTTACACGCTCTGTTTGTGTAGCAAGAAACATATAGATTTTCTGAAAGTCTGCACTATCGAAAAACGCGCTGTTGTATACAAAGCCTGCGTACTGAAAAATGTATTTGATTAGGTACTGTATGCGTATAGCAGGTTTAAAATTTTCCTGCTTCAATGATTGGGTAACATCATTGTCATTGTCCATACCAGTTCCTGCACCGTGGTATGTAAACCCTGTACTTGTCCCTTCGTTGTTTGCGTTGTTCGTAGCGTTTAATCCATAATCAGCCAACGGGTAAACAATGACACCATCGCCTACGCTTCCTGACGTTACATCATTGGTTAGAGTCCAACTATTAATAATGTTTGTCCACGACAAAGAATGGTCTAAATCAGTGTCTACCGTTCCTGCTTCAGTAATAAATAGCTGCTCCCATGACAAGTCTTTTATCGTTTCAAACAGCTTTGCCAATTCTTCAAAAACTACAACTGTATACTCTTCTTCTGTAGCGTTTAGTAGCTGCATAATACCTGACATGACCAAAACCCCGTTGTCGTAAACATCAACGTTAGTACGCTTGGTTGCCTTGAATGTTCCTAAGTTAACGTTGTAGTCATAGTAGAAAGAGAAGAACTTTAGATTCTCACGAGTAGCAGGCAGCTTGAAATTAAAGCTGTAGGGCGTTCGGTTGGCAAATGGCTTTGCTAAATCTTGGAAATGGAAGTTTAGCTGAATCGGTACTTTAGGCGTATCTAACTGTACTTGATCGCTTCCGTCTTGTGAAGTAGCTATTAATTGTACCATTACCTAGTGGGGCGTAAGCGTGAAATATCTACCTGTAACTCATAAGAAGTCAAGCCATCATTCACAGATGTTTTGCGTTGAAACGAACCATCCGCTACTACAACTCGTACAGCTTTGTTCTTGTCTGCCCCTGTCGAGTTTGTGCCGTAGTTATCGCTGCCTGTCATGTATACTCGCTCGCTATTCAAAAGAGACATCATCAAAGGACTCAAGGTAGCAGGATTTCCAAAGGCTGTATTTAACTTAAACGAAGTAGTTGTTACGCTACTTGCTTGGGTCTTCCCTCCTTCGTAGCTGTACTTGTTGTAAGCCGTTGCTCCTACACCATTTGCATCATAACTGTTGCCTCCAATCTCCCTGTACTCCGTTCGTTTAATCGATTGGCTTAATTGCGACTTGCCATTAAAGACTAGGCTATCCAATCCGCCTTTGCTGTTCCACCAGTGCAACGTATAAAATTGTCCTGCTTGTTCAAATTTGTTGCAGTCTAAACGCTCAAATCTATATGTGGCAGAAACTGCATTTCCCCAAGGGTCACCTAGGTTATCTGATAAAATAATGTCATAGTGTGTCCAACCTGAATTTGTTGGATTTGCAGGTGAATACGTGCCTGATTGACCATTCAGATTTGCTGTGCCAATTCCAAGATATAGAAGTCTTTCAGTGTCTGCCGTTACAGTGCTAGGGGTTGCACCTCCATTTGTGGTTTCGTTAGCAAATGTGTTTTGACTTAACACGGTAGTTTCATTGTAGTATCGAATACTTATGTAGCTCGCATCAGAATCTGTAGTGTTAATGAAAGCTAGTGTTGCCCAAGTCGTTTTGCCTGTATCATACACCACGTAATTTTTATACACTCCCCCTACTAAGGGTGTATCAGAAAGAAACAAAGCAGATGAATCATCGGGTACGTATGATGCGCTGTCTGTTGTTTCAATTACCGTTGATGTAGGTAAGGTAAAATTGCCTGATACCAACTGCACAATTTGATGGTAAGAAGCACCAAGCAATGTAAGGGTAGGTTCTAAATTCGCAGATGCTGCGTATTGATAGCCAGGTATAATCGTAACCGTTTTAAATGCAGATGTGTTTGTGCTAAGTAAGTTGCTTGCTGCTTGACCTAAAAACCACTTGTCTTCGTCGGGCTTGACAAACTGCGCTGCAACAATTCTTGGGTTAAATACCGCACAGTCTGCGTTGTTTGGTAGCTGACGAAGAACGGCTCTTGGATCATTGTCTATATTCACGGAGCAAGCATACCTGTATTTAGGTTGTGCTGTATTTGAAGTGTCTTGAAACACGTAGATTAAATCATCATACGCGCCTCTTAGACCTATACTCGTTTGGTTTATTACAAATGCCATTACCCTAGATTAAATGTAACTGTGTATTCTTTGCCAAAGTTGCTGTTAAAGAATGCCTGTAAGTCCCTTGTTAGTGCTGCGCCTAACTTTCGCTGTGCTTGTTTTTCTGCATGGTCAAAGGCTAGAGCGTAATAACCTGTCGGCTTAATGCCTGTCAAGTAAACGCTTCTTGCTATCCTCTGTGACATAGCATCGTAACTTAAAAACCTACCTTTCTTATCCCTCCAAGTTTGATTACTAATGCCCCGATCAGTTATCCATTTTCGAATAGCAGGCTTTAACGCTCCCTTCTGTCCTGTACCGCTGCCAAATTGATATTCACTGTTAGGTGCTTTTAGAGAAGATGCTGCACCTTTTACCCCTTGCTCTACAAAATCCCAATACGGCACATCAGCACCAAATGACATCGTTAAGCCTGTAGCGGTTTCTACTAGTTCAAACCCTAGTGACTCCGATAACGCACCTGTAACTACTTTGTCTTTTTCTACTAAAACGCTTTGTGCTTTAGACACAACATATCCTCCCAACTCGTTGATAGCATTTAGAAACTTCGGCATCTTCAGTAGATACCTATTTTTCCCTACATTGATTTCTACCTCTAGCTTAGTCATAGGGAGCAATGCAGAGGTTCAATGGCGTAGGTAGCTTAATTTCAAACTGCGTACTCCACCCTGTAAGCAGGTTGTCAAACCTAGCTGTAAAAGGTGTGCAGTTTAACGGCAAGGAAAAACTCCAAGCATTAGAGATTTCGCTTCCTTGGTTTACATTAAAAACAAACTGGCTTGCTACATCTTGCAGCAACAGATAAGTTTCCGTGTATATCTGTGTAATGACTTCTTGCTGTTTCTCTATTACAAGATCGCCTACTATGATTTCATACGTGAATACTGTAGCCCCCCCTTCCATTGTTGCGCCTGTACATTGACCATACAGCAACGGGTAGTCAGTTACGTTCAACTTGTCCATGTCCAACGTATCAACGGTATACGTATGGAAACTTTTTAAAATCAAATGGTTGTCTACGATAGTTTGTAGGGCGTTGTTAATGTCTTGTATTGTCTGCATTCATCTTGATGTTTTGAGATACTCGAACGTCTTTTTCGTATGAAAGGAAAGCCAGTACATCTTCTATATACAATTCTGTTACACGCTGAATACTCAAGGGATTTTGATTCGCTAATTCATAGATAGTGGCATACCATCCCCACTTGCTGTGAATTGTCTTTGTTTTTTGGTCTGCGTCTTTTTGCTCAAAGAGCGTTGCATAGTGATAGCTAATTCCTTTTCGATGTTGCAAAAAAAAACCAATGCTCCAATAGCTACATCCATCTTCAAGTTAAGCATTTCTGCCTTTCTTTCCTTGCTTGGGGCGTATGTTTCTATCTCGTAACTATCATGTCGTTCAAGCGCAATTGGTCTGTAAAGTATAGACATAATGATGTGCAGGTTATCAAACATACCTTGGTTGCAATACGTGTCAAGGTCTGCAAACTCACCAACCGTTAACGTTGACCAATTAGGTATGAATCCGTACCACCTACCATTGAGCTTAACCTTGTTTTGTAAAGGCAACTTTAAAGACGAAGCATCAGGGTCAGAGATAAACCACGCAAGAAGTTCACCTGCCTTTTCTATCTCGTGCCATTGAGCATTTTTTAACGTGCCAGGCTCTAAGCCTCCTAAACATTCGATAGCTAGTCGCACTGCTTCGTGAGCGTTCATAGACTTCTCGTATGCCTTCCACACGTTTTGGTATTGCTCTATGCTTATTTCGTGGTAACCTTCAGGTAGGCTTACTTTCATCTTACGTAGTATGAACGGTTTCTGTGTGACAATTTATTCAAGCAGCAGTATCGAATTGCATCTATTCCATGATTCCAAGCGTCTCGTGGGTGTGGCAGTATACGCCCGTCCCGATCTGTACTCCACTTGTAGTTCCTAAACTCCTTTTGCAAGTTTAAGCTGTCTGACTTAATGAACAGCTTGTGCCTTCTCATTATGTCAATTCCATTGCGTATGCTGTCTGCTCCCTTACGCGCAGGCTTGACGTTAAAACTCATGCGCGATAACTCAGTAATGCTTTTTGGTTCTGCGCTGTCCGCTATGATTTCATCATGCCTCCCTATATCCCAAGCCTTGAACTTCTCCCCTAAGTCTTGATTGGTTAAGCCTCCGCTGTATATCAATTCCTCCATGTACAGTTCATCCCCTCTTTGACTAACTCGAACCAATGCAGCAGGGTCAGCAGCGAATCCAAAGTCTAAGCCGTAGGCAATGTGCTTGGCGTTTTCAGGCAGTTCGTCGTATACGTGTGTTTGAAATATAGTTTCCTTACTTATGCCTCTCTCTCCTAGTCCATAGATTCTCCAATAGTTTTCGTCTGTTTCCTTCAGTCTTTCAATCTCATCTATTACCTCCTTGTTTAAGAACGGGTTGTCTAGGTACGTAGACTTAAAAAAGTCGCAGTCATCCCTAGGTATTACCGTGTCATAAATCCAATGGAACTCTTCTGACGGGTTGAAATCGATGAAAATTTTATACAGGCAGCGCATAGAAATTTGGACAAAAACCTCCTTAGCTATTTCTGTACACTCATTGAGAAAAACGAAGTGATGCTTTGCTCCCCTGAATTTGTCAGGCTGATCTGCGCTTATGAATTGAACCAGGTTGCCAAACAGATTATAAGTGTTCTCTGTCTTGTTATGGTGCTTCTCTTGATACCATCCTGCTTCCTGTATGATGTTAAAGAAGTCACGCATCACACTAGCACGAAGCGAAGGAAAAGACCTGCGTATGATGGTTATGGTAAACTGTGAGTTTTGGTACGTGTAGCACCATTCACACAGGCAATGCAGAACTGAATAAGTCTTGCCACTTCTTGAACCACCTTGTAAGCAAACGATACGCGCTTGGCTTCCCTTTACATCGTAGTACGCTTTAGGCTGTTTC